CCCATCTTTATAAGAAGGTTTGTGTATGGACTTGCTTCACACTGGAATACGCCCTTAGTATACCCGTCAGAAAGCATTTGATAAATATTGGCATCTTCCATGTTTAAGGACAAAAGATTAATATCTACATAATGATTCTCTTTAATCATTGCAACTGCATCTTGAATTACACTTAGAGTTTTTAGTCCAAGTGCGTCGATCTTGATGAGACCAATCCGTTCAGCCTCCTCCATATCAACACCAACCACAGGTATGCGTTCATCGCTCCCAGGAGAAGATCTCGTTTCCATCGGAGCATACCTAAAAATTGGATCTTTGCTAGTGACCACACCAGCAGCGTGTATACCAGTACCACGAATACGACCACGAAGTTGTTCACCATATATCTCCACCTCTGGATACTTGTCTCTAAATTCTCTTGTTGTCTTTGATGTACAGAACTCATCCCAAGTATCAACATACTTTAAAACCTTATTGACATCTGATAGTGGAATGTCTAAAACTCTTGATACATCTCGAACTACTCCCTTACCTCTAAACTGTAAGAATGTAGCAATAGATGCAACGTGTCTATATTGTCTAACTAGATAATCTTTAACTTCATCACGACGAGTGTCCTGAATGTCTGTATCGATATCTGGAAAGTCATTACGATCTGGATTAATAAAACGGAAAAACAATAGTCCGTGTTTAATTGGATCTACATCTGTAATACCAAGAGCATAACAAACTAAAGACCCAGCAGCAGATCCTCGACCTGGACCAACCATGATTCCTTCTTTCTTAGCCCAAGCAATCATGCTTTGAACTACAAGGAAGTAAGGTGCAAACTTTTTATTTTTAATAATTTCAAGTTCTTCATCAAGTCTATCAAGGTATTCTTTATTATCAGATAGCCCACGAGTGAGCAATCCTTCAAGAGAAATACTCTTTAACTCTTTATCTGGACTCTTGTATTGAACTGGTAACAGATTCATTCCGTCTTTAATGTCATAATCTTCTACTGTGTCTGCAAGTAATAGTGTATTGGAATAGATGTCTGGTCTATCTATACCCTGCAATTCCATAGCAGACTTCATCTCTTCATATGAAAGAAGGTGAATATCAAACTTATTAAAAGTAATTTGACGATCTTCTCCATACAGATAGTCAAGTCTTTTCATCATGTCTGGTTGCTTCTTAGACTTATCATATGTTGTATCTTTTTGAACCTTAGCATGAGTATTCATTAGAAGCTTAAACTCTTGAACTTCTTTTTGAGATTCATCTACATGGTGGCAGTCTGGAGTTACAACTACTTTAATCTTAAACTCATCAGCAAGTTCAATTAACTGCTTGTTAATCTCTGCTTCGTTATGTGGCATTACCTCAATATAATAATCACTACCAAAGGTATCTTTAAACCATTTAATATGTTTCTTTGCCAGCGCAAACTCTTGCTCTTCAAGAGCTTTTACTATTACGCTACTTGGGCAAGCAGAAGTTACAATGATTCCCTCTTTATACTTTTCAAGTATCTCAAAGTCAAACCTTGGCTTCTTAAAGTAACCTTCTGTCCATGCAATTTCATTAATCTTGTTTAGGTTTTCTAAACCAATTTGGTTCTTGGCGAGAAGAATAATGTGGTTATAAACTAAGTCCTGTTGACCTTCTCTTTCAGATTTATCTCTAGTATCAAATCTGTCAGAACACATATATCCTTCTACGCCAAGTATAGGCTTGATCCCGTTTGCTTTAGCAACACGGTATAGTTCACGGTGCCCCGATAAAGTTCCGTGATCGGTAATGGCAATTGATGTCATACCGAGATCTACTGCACGTTTTACATACTCTTCTGGCGTAGCGATGCCATCAAACAGGGAGTAATGCGTGTGAACATGTAAGCCTACGTAACTCATTCTTACCAGTCTGTATTGGTAGATGAAGTTGTAGATGGGCTATCAAAGCCCAAATAAAACGCTTCTTGTTCAGCATAAGGAATTTTCTTTAGTGCTGCTTCAAGAGGATAAGGTTTAACTTCTCCCCATGCAAACGGCTCCTTATCTGGTGCTGATGGAATAAGAGTGTAATTAGTTTCAGTTCCCTGACCATTACGCTTTAGTCTCCATACAACATTTGAGATGCTTCCAGTTTCTAGAGCATACTCACGAATAGTATTAAACGATGACTGCTTGCTAATTCCCATATTCCAAATTGCTACATATGGAGCTTCGATTCCATCATCTACAAGTACATTGCAATAAAAACGAAGACGGGCTCTCCAGCCAGCCTTTACATCTTTGCGATGCATTTCTTCAGCCCAGTCACGGCCTTCTGTGTCCATAGTATCTACAGCTTTGCGCTTATAGTCTTTTGGATTTGTGTGTTCCTTAACAACTAGTGCTAAGCCACGTTCTGCATTATAATTTGCAGAGTCTTCATCCAATTCTTCAATGAATCGAATCTTTACTGATTGTCCATCCGAAAGCTTTAACCATCTTACCTTTGGTGAGTTTTCGTCATACTTTGGCTTGTCGAGCAGGGCATTGATGTTTTTGAGTCCCTTTACTACGCTCATCTTTTTCTCCTTCGTGTTGTTTATATTAGTTTAGCATAGACAATATAGACTTGTCAAATTGAAACTCTAAGTTCCTGATTGACTGATCATCCATATCGCCTATGTCTTTATATTGTTTTTCTAAGGTGATAACGCTAACCAAAGACCCAAGCTTTTCAATTAGCTTATCTTTCATTATGCCACCAGCCTCATCATTATCCGCTACTAGTACGACATTGTTGAAGTACTTTTCTAATAATCTAATTTGTGAAATAGATACATTAGCACCCAACGTTGCGACTGCTGGGAAACCTACTTGGTCTAATCGAATTGCATCAAAAGATGATTCGACTACATACACTATACTAGAACTTTTAACTCTGTGCAAGTTAAACAAAACTTTTCCTTTAGGCAATCCTGGAGTATTTTTAAACTCCTTGCCTTCTATAGATCTTCCTACAAAGCCAATCTTCATTCCGTCAGGTGACTCTACTGGAATAGTAACCATTCCTTGTTTTTCTGAGTAGCCTAAAGAAAACTTTTTCATTGAATCCATAGTTATCTTTCTACCATGTAGATAAGACTTTGCTGTGTCTGATAATAATAACTGATCATGTAATCTATCAAGAATGGATTCGTCATACTGAACAAACTCTGGTAAGGCGATTAGCTTTTTATTAACCAACATCTCAATATTATGCTCTTGCTCTTTACTTTTTATATATCGAACAGTTTCAAAGTATGTCCTATTTGACATATGCATAACAAACTCTTCTAAGTTTTTAGTTGTTTGACAACCAAAACAAAAGAACAGCCCACTATCTTTGGCTACTTCTCCAGCAGGAGTTCTGCTGTTGTTGTGATATGGGCAGAAGATTATAAAGTCATTACCAAATTCAGTTTCAATATTTACTCCTGAACCAATAAGAACTCGTCTAATTTGATCTTCCGTATAAATATTATTTGTCTTCATAGTCTTTATATCTGTAATATCCTTTATCAAAATCTACCTGTACTAAAAAGTCTCCCATAAAACCATTTCTATTTTTTCTAAATACGCACTCAATGATATCACTATTTACAGGGCGACCTAGTGCTAATAGCCAGTCAGCATCGTATGAGATCTGTCTAGACCATGCTGTTTGTCCTAGTGTTGGGGGAGTGCTAAGATCTTTTACATCGTCAGGTGTAGCAGATGAGATAGCAATAATTGGTACTTCTTCACTAATAGACATTAGCTTAAGTTCTCGTGAAAGGTTTTTCATCTTTACCGTTTCACTATCGGCACGTTGGTTTGGACTCATCAACTGAAGATAATCAACAACAACAAAGTCTGGTTTGTACTGATCAATCTTTCCACGAATAACTGATGGAGTAACCTCTCCGCCAGAGTCATTTGAGATAATATGAAACTCTGGACGACCTTCTACTTTGTTAGCATGCCACTTACGAAGCATATCAATTTCAATTTCACCATTGCTTAGTTTACGATGAGACCATAGACCTTCACCCATAATAGCAAACACACGATTACGAACCTCTGTCTCACTCATTTCAAGTGAGATAATCATTGGTGACTTGCCTTGCTTCCAAGCCTGTACAGCAAAGTATAAAGCCATCCAAGACTTTCCAATTCCTGGGTAAGCAAGAAACACACCAAGTTGGCCTGGCATAATTCCAGCAGGTAAGTAGTTATCAAATCCTGGCAAACCTGTTTTAATTCCTACAGATCCAAGTTCATTTTGCTTTGCAACTCTTTCGTAATACGCAACGGCATCTTCAAGATCAGTAGCATCAATATCACGAATAGCAGCAGTATTCTTTTTGAGCTCTGATGTTTTTGTAATAAGATGCTCTAAAGCTTCAGTGCCATTGCCTACTTGAACTTCTCCTGCTGCGTTACGAAGAATGTCTTTAAGGCTATCATTTAAATATTCTGTTTGAAGTTCTGCTAAGTGATGCTTTGTTGCACCTACGCCAGCTACTGGTTCAAAATCACGAAACTTTTCTCTTACAAGTTCTGCAGGTGGAAGTGATTGGTTATTCTCAGAATATAAACGAATGAAGTTCCAGATATCATTATGTGTTCTTAAAAGAGTTTCAACATTTGCTTGAAGTAGTACGTGAATTTGTTTATCTTGAAGTACTGCAGATATTACTTTTGCTTCTGTATTATTCACTTAACCACTCCTTAGCCATTCGTCTGCGTTCTGCTCTTTCTTTTTTATCTTGTTCAACTTCTGCTCTGCCATTTAAAATCTTTTCAGCATTATAAGCAAAGTAATTCCAACTAGGCTCTTGTGCAATTAAAAAATAATAGTCTAATAGATCATAGCATTGCGATATTCCATATGACTCCACTAAGCCATCAGCAGCCCACTGTTCAACATTGATATTCATGTTAGACTTTTGCTCATATCGTTGAAGATATAATTTGTTAAATCTACTGAGCAAAGCCATTCGGTCTTTGCGGTCAGCCATTATTCGTTGATTTCCTCTTTAGCTTCGTTAATCTTTTCAGTAAGCTTGTCTTCTACAAACTTGTATACACGCTCAAATGCTTCGTTAGTTGTTTCTTCTCCACGCTTAGAATCTACAATGCCAAGATCTAATCTTAGTGATTGAAAGTTTCCAAGGTTAAGCGTATATCCTAGTGTTACTGATACCTTTGTTGAATCGTTTTCCATACCCCACCCATTTCATAGTTTTAAATATTCTCTGACCAAACAGGAATAAACCTACCATCTTCTGTCTTCGTATATGTAAGTATACCGTCTCCCATTCGCCGTGTCAACTCTTGGCTTGTAGGAGTCATATTATTTGTTATTAATTTGTCTTTTCTTGGTTGTCCAATATGTATACTTGCAAGTATAGCACGGATCTCCTTTACATGCGATTCTGAATAATAAGCTCTTCTTTGCCACTTTCTTTCACCATTTAAAGTTGATCCAACTGGTGGAGGAATAACTCCTCGTTTAATTAGTGATGGAATATATTTTCTATGTCTATTGACAAGTTTAGCAGTTTCTGCTACAGTATATGCTCGTTCTCTATTTTTTCTAAAGTCAACTCTTAAACATGTTTCTATTCTATCTTTTGTAATATTGTAAACAGAAACTAAACCAGTTGATCTTGAGCTATGGTAAAGCCTAACTAAATCTCCATTAAGGAACCAAACTTTTTGATTACCTTTAATTACAGATTGGCTATTGTACTCTTCGCCCTTAATTGTTCTTTTCTCAGTAGCCATTTACCTTCCTGACTTGCACTTGGTGGATGAAAGAATACTCTTGTCCCGCAAGATATGCAATAAGTTTCTAAATGATCTGTAGATGTATATTGTCTATCAATAAACATTTTGCCATTACATTTTTTACAATTTAACAATATAATAACCTAGTTTGGTATTCCGATAATAACTAGGTGCACATCTATGGATAAGTTTCCATTAGCACCATATCGAACAACGCCTTCAACTCTTGAGGTGGTTGGCTTTTTTAAAACTAACGAAACATTTTGGCCTGCTGAAGTATTTCCTGTGTTGATAATGGTTGCTGAAACTATTGGTGGATATTTAAAATCACCAACAAAGTCGTATGAGAATGGTTTTTCTGTTGCTGCGGTGACTGTACTGTTATCCGCAACTGATACAATTCCACCAATTACTCTGGCATCAGATGTTTTAACACTTTGTTTTGCAGCACTTGCAGTATCTATAGTTGTATAGTTATAGCTTGCAGAAGAAACCTGTGTTGAAAGGTTATTTACTGTGTCTGCCAATTGATAGATGTATGTAACATCTAGTGGTTGACCACGCTCAGGTAGTGGTAGTTTAGCCATGTTTTTCCTCCTATTACATTATATCAGATGGGTGTTACGGCAGACTCATAAACCAAAAAAGCTGCCTTTATTTGTTTTTTTGATGAAGCATACTGTACTCTAACCCTATAGTTTGTGATGCCTTGATTTACAAATGAAAAAGAGTATGTTGATACTGTTCCACGATACGCATAAGGGCCATTATCAAAACTTATGAATAAATCATACTTATCTTCTGACTCTTGCGTTACTACTTCTTGTTTTGTCCAAACTGCAGTAATAACGTTTTCAGTTTTAGAAACTTCGCCAGTATAGGTATCTGCTACATATTGACCACTGTTATATACTACAGACCAATGCGAGTTTCTGTTTTTATCTTCAGATACAATTCTATAACGAATATTATATTTTTGGCTATCATGGTCAATTGGTGGTAAAGAAGATTTTTTTATTGTTACTTTTTTAATATTAGCATCAGCCATTATGAAACTCCAATAGAGAATCTAAATTCAACATAGTTGTTTGTATTTGGTGATTTTATAATTGTTTCGCCACCTGTGTTTTGAACTACAGTATACCCAGTAAGTCCATACAGTGGATTCTTAGTTGCAACATTTTCTAGCCTAAGTGCATCTAATGCTACATAATAATCTGATGATGGATTTCCGTTATCAATAACTGATACATAAATCTTTACAACATTTACTGCATTCCAACTAAAGTTA